TCAATGGCGCAAAGATCATGCTGTTTGGCTCTGACAACGCAGATGCTATGCGGGGCTTAGGTTTTAACGGCGTTTACCTTGATGAATACGGTGACTTTAAGCCCAGCGTTTGGGGTAATGTCATTCGCCCCACATTGTCTGACCGCCTTGGCTGGGCTGTGTTTGGGGGTACGCCAAAAGGCAAAAACCAGTTCCACGACATCTACAAGGTAAGCCAAGTAGTGCCTGATTGGTTTCTGTTAAGGCTGCCCGCAAGCGTGTCCCAGATATTGCCCGACTCAGAATTGCAGGCGGCTCGGTCACAGTTAAGCCAAGACCAATACGACCAAGAATACGAGTGCAGCTTTGATGCCGCCTTGTTGGGGGCGTTTTACGGTCAAGAAATGCGCTTGGCTGATGATGAGGGCAGGATTTGTGAGCTACCGTTTGAGCCAGAAGCGCCGGTTTACACCGCATGGGACTTAGGGTATCGGGATGACACCGCAATTTGGTGGTATCAGGTGGTTAGGGGTGAGATCAGGGTAATGGACTATTACGCTGTCAGCGGCGCAAGCATTGAGGAATTAGCCAATACGGTTATAGCCAAGGGCTACCGATACACCCGCCACTTTCTGCCGCATGATGCCAGAGCCAAAACCTTGGCCTCGGGGGGTAAGTCGATTGTCGAGCAGTTGGCTGCACATTTGGGCGGCATGAGCAAACTGGCAATCGTGCCTGAGATCGGCATACAGGACGGCATCCAAGCGGTAAGGATGATCCTGCCCATCTGTTACTTTGACTCTAGATGCGATGAGGGGCTGGAAGCGTTAAGGCAATACCAGCGAGAATACGATGAAGACAAGAAAACTTTTCGTCAAACTCCACGCCACGACTGGTGCTCACACCCCGCAGATGCGTTTAGAATGTTGGCAGTAGCCTATCGACAAGAGGCAAGAGATCAAACACCGCCCAAGGGCAAGACCCTGCAAACCATCACACTTGATGAGCTGTGGGAATATGAGATGCAACATAAAGAGGAACGCATATGAGCCAGCCAGTAGCAGAAGTAGGTGGATACAAAAACATCACCAGCACAGGCGCAGTCAGCACTGGCCCTTGCCAGTTGATTGGTTTCTACGTTAATAACACCAGCTCAGGCACTTTGGTGCTCAAGGATGGTGGCGCAAGCGGTGCGGTCATGTCTGGCACGATCACGCCAGCCATTGGGTTTCACCGATTCCCTGCCAACGTGGGATCAAACCTACACGCAACCATAGGCAGCACATTAGATGTGACGTTCTTCTTCTCTAGCGGTAACTGATATGTACGCAGAAAACGGCGCATACGAGGGGGAAGACTCAGGCCCGTACTGGCACGACCAGATTGAGACCGCCATCAAGATTTTTGATAAGTGGGAAAAGCGCGGCTTAAAGGTTGTCAAGCGGTATCGGGATGAGCGTGATGCCATAGAGATGCCAAGGATGAAGTTCAACATCCTGTGGTCAAACATTCAAGTGCTATTCCCCGCCCTGTACGGCAGACAAGCCAAGCCCGAAGTCTCACGCAGATACATGGATCAAGACCCTGTGGGTCGATTGGCCTCTACGATGCTTGAGCGTGTCATGGAATACGAGACCATGCAATTCGGTGACTTTGATGCTGCCATGTCTGGTGCGGTTCAGGACAGATTGCTGCCCGGTCGCGGTACAGCATGGATTCGGTACGAGCCTGTGATTGTCAATGACCGCCCCGAGGTTGAGGGCGAGATGGAACAGGACGAAGCGCAGGTCTACAACACGATTGAAGACCCGACAGAGCGCATTGACGCAGCTCACAGCCCCATTGATTACGTTTACTGGTCAGACTTCTTGCATTCACCCGCCCGCACATGGGATGAGGTTTGGTGGGTGGCTCGCGCTGTCTACATGACCAAGGAGGAGGGTGTAGAGCGCTTTGGTGACGTATTCAACAACGTCAGCCTGACCAGCTCAAACACCGACATGGACGGCAAGAATCCATTGACCGCCAAGATGACCTACGACAAAAAGGCGATGGTCTATGAGATTTGGAACAAGCGCACCGCCAAAGTCTGCTGGATTGCCAAAGGTTATCCACAGGCATTAGATGAGCGTGATGACCCGTTAGAGCTGGAAGAATTCTTCCCATGCCCTAAGCCGTTGATGGCGACCACCACCACCGGCACAATGATTCCTGTACCTGATTACTGTGAATACGAGGATCAGGCGCAAGAGTTGGACAACTTAACGCAACGCATTTACTTGCTGACAAAAGCCTGTAAAGCGGTTGGCGTGTTCAATGCTGAGTTTAAAGAGCTGGCGCGGATGTTTAGCGAGGGCGTGGACAACAAGCTATTCCCAGTGACTGGATGGGCGGCAATGTCGGAAAAGGGCGGCTTAAAGGGCGCTATCGACATGATGGACACCTCGCAGATCATTGTGACCTTGCGGGAGTTGTACGCAGCCAGAGAACAGGTCAAGCAGTCGATCTACGAGATTATGGGCATATCGGACATCTTGCGTGGATCGTCTAAGGCTCAGGAAACCCTCGGTGCTCAACAGCTCAAGGCCAACTTTGGTAGCTTGCGGTTAAAGAGCAGTCAAGGCGATGTGGCTCGGTTTGCCACTGACATCTTTAAGCTCAAAGCGCAAGTTATCTGTAAGTTTTACCCGCCCGAGTTGATTGTGCAGATGTCTGGGGTGATGAATACACCAGACGGTCAAGACCCGCAAAGGTTGCAAGCGGCATTGGAGATGCTATCGAACAGCACCATCCGCGACTTCCACATTGCGGTTGAAGCCGACAGTTTGGCTCAGATTGATGAGCAGGCAGAAAAGCAAGGCGCACAAGAGGCCATCCAAGCTATTGGTTTGTTCTTGCGTGAGGCAATCCCCATGATTACCCAAGCGCCTGAAACTTTGCCTATGGCTTCCGAGATGCTGTTATTCCTTGTACGCCGGTTTAGAGCTGGTCGGGGATTGGAGAGCGCGGTTGAAAGGGCAATGAAAGCCCTGCAAGACAAGGCAAATGCTGCAACACAGCAACAGCCCGGCCCGCCGCCCGAGATGCTTCAGATGCAAGCTGAACAGCAAGCAGAGCAAATGCGGATGCAAGCACAAGCGCAAACTGAGCAAATGAAGATGCAAGCGCAGGCACAGATTGAACAAGGCAAGGCACAGCTTGAGATGCAGATGCACCAAGCAAAGGTCGAGGCTGAGATGCAATTGGCTCAGATGAAAGCCGATTTTGAAACAATTAAGCAGAACAATGAGCTTCAAATCAAAGCCAGAGAGATGGCTGGAAGGGAAGAATATGAGCGATGGAAAGCAGAGCTTGATGCAGCGACTAAGATCATGGTGGCAAGGATTGGTAGCAATCCCGGTGTCGATTTACCAGTGGTTGAAGCAGCGGCTGCACAAATAACCAACGAGCTGGGCGGCACAATTGTTCAAGCAATGGACAAAATAACCGCCTTGCACGACAACATGGCAAACCTGCATGGTGAATCTATGCAAAACATTGGTGAGGCCATGCAAAGGCTTACCGCGCCCAAGAAAGTCATCAGGGGTGCTGACGGTCTTGTCATAGGCGTAGAAACAGCATGAGCCTTGTCCTTGCTGATCGGGTAAGACAGACCACCACCTCCACAGGGACTGGGACGATCACGCTGGATGGCTCAATTGAGGGCTTTCAGTCATTTGCGGTCATTGGCAACGCCAATACAACCTATTACACCATTGCAGGCGGTACGCAGTGGGAGGTGGGAATCGGGACGTATTCCAGCGGGACACTAGCCAGAACAACCGTAATTTCCTCATCCACAGGCTCAAAACTTGATCTTGCGGCTGGCACAAAGGATGTATTTGTCACCTTGCCTGCTGAACACACAATAACTTCTATTGTGTCGGATGATGGTAGCGTCACAATTAACCAAACTGGTTCTGAAGTTGAAGCAAAGGTTTATTCCTCACCGAGATTGATTTCTGAGGTTCGCAATGAAACCGGCGCACTTTTGACAAAGGGAACGGTTGTCTACATTAGTGGCGCTTCTGGCAACAAACCCACCGTAACCAAAGCTATTGCAACAAGCGACATTAGTTCTGCTCAAACATTTGGTTTGGTTCTGGCAGATATTTCAACAAGTAACAATGGTTATGTGATCTTGGCTGGCGACATTGCAGGGCTAGATACTTTTGCGTATGCCGCTGGCACACAGCTTTATTTAAGTTCTTCAGTAGCTGGCGAGTACACATCTACCAAACAATATGCGCCTAACCACTTGGTTTATATAGGCGTTGTGACCCGCAGCCATCAAAATCAAGGCTCAATTGAGGTCAACATCCAAAACGGCTACGAAATGGATGAGTTGCACAATGTGTCGGCACAAAACCCAAATGATGGCGATATATTGGTTTACAGCTCGGCAACCAATTTATGGGTGACTGCCGCACCATCTGCCACTTGGGGGGCGTAAGTGTTTGGTTTCGCATCGTTTGCGGAGTTGCCATTTGCCACAATAAACCTTAGTGGAGCGCCGATACCGATTGAAGCTCCATTAGGTGGTCACTTTGGCTTTGACGAAAAGAAGCGTGACGAACAATGGGCAAAAGACCGCAAGCTAGAGGCGCAACGTAAACGTAAACTGCAAGAAGCGCTATTTGGCCTACCGCCCGAGGTCAGAGAAGAAATCACCACAGCACCCGCGCAAACAATAGAGGTTGCGGTCAGAAAACAAATTGATTATGATTTGCTCATGCAACGGGTTAAAGACCTTGAAGTGCGTGTTAAGCTAAAACGTGATGAAGAAGATGTCGCAATGATTTTGGAGCTTATGTGAGAACAACTTGGGTATTTCCATCTGACGGTAGCGAGCCTTACGAAAAATCTAAGGGTCGATCTGGCGAATACACCGCAGTGATGGGCGATATTGCCCCGTTCATGTCGCCTGATGGCGTAATGATTGAGGGCAGAAAGCAGTGGCGTGACCACCTCAAGCGCACCGATTCAATCGAAATGGGACATTCTGACGTTAAGTATGCCCAACAAGAATGGAACAAGAAAAAGGAAGCGCACCGAGACAGGCTGCGCGGACAATTGGCGACCGTGCAAGAGTTTGATCGACCCGGCGCACCGATTGCTCCTGTTAAGATGTCTAACCTAAACGTAGAGATGGCAAACCGTTTACACAACCGTCCCATGCCTGAGCGCAAGGAGATGATCAAAATGACTTTGGAACAAATGAAAAGGATGAAGTGATGGAAAACGAAGTTGTCGCACCCGACACAGTAGAAACACCAGCACCCGAAACTCCAGCGGTCGAAGCGCCCCAAGCAGAGCCGCAAAGCAGAGCCGACACGATTCGTGAGGCGCTGACAAAGACACCGACAAACCGTGGCAAACACGCCGCAAGCCAGCCCCGAGAGGGTGGCAAGTTTGCCCCTAAGTTTCCAACTGACCAGACCCAAGCGCCCCAGATGGCTGACAAGCCTAGAACTGAGATGCCTAAATCTTTGCGCCTTGAGCTGAAAGAACATTGGGAAAAAGCTCCGCCTGAGTTACAGCAAGCCTTTGCCCAGCGGGATGCTGACTACGAAAAGGGCATCACCTCATATAAGCAACGAGACGCTGAGGCTCGGGCAATCACCGAGCAATTTGCGCCGTATGAATGGATTTTGCGGAATGAGGGCAGTACGCCCGCGCAAGCTATTGGCCCATTGCTCCAGACTGCGGCATTGCTGAGAACAGGCACACCACAGCAAAAGTCGCAAGCGGTCGCCCAAATGATTCAGCAGTTCCAAATTCCATTGGATCAGGTGGCTGCTTATTTTGGCGGCGAAGCACCACCACAGCAAGATTCTCACTACAATCAACTGGCGCAACAAGTACAGCAACTGACGCAACACATCACGCAGTCGCAGTACGAAGCACAGAAACAGAATGAAAACAGAGCACTCTCTGTAATCCAGCAGTTTGCGAGCGACCCCGCAAACGCGCACTTTGAGGCAGTCCAAGACCGTATGTTGTCGCTTCTCCAAGCGCCGCAGGTACTAGGGGACATTAGTCATATGTCAGAACGCGAGAAATTGCAGGTGGCATATGAAACCGCTGTAAGACTTGATCCACAATTGGCACAAAGTTTATTTGCTCAACAGCAACAAAGCTACGCCGCACAGAATCAAGTACAGAAAGCAAGACAAGCGGCTGTACAGGTAAGAGGCGCACCCGGTGCATCAGTCTCTGGCCCAGTCAGTCAATCAGACCGCCGAGCTGTTATCGCAAATGCGTTACGGTCGGCAAATTTTTAAAGGGGTAAATCATGGCATACGCCAATAGTAATTACTCAGACGTTTTAGCAACCACCATTGAATCACGCTCGGGCATCGTTGCCGATAACGTGACCAAAAACAATGCGTTGCTGACTCGCCTGCGCGAAAAAGGCCGTTACAAGCCTTTCACAGGTGGATCGACAATTCTGCAAGAGTTGTCATTCCAAGCAAACTCAACAGCCATGTACTACTCAGGCGCTGAAGTATTGAACATCTCCCCAGCGGACGTGATCAGTGCGGCTCAGTTCCCGATTAAACAGGCAGCCGTAGCAGTCACCATCAATGGCTTGGAAATGCTCCAAAACAGCGGCGAAGAACAGATCATCGATTTGTTTGACGCACGTTTGGACGTTGCTGAGGCATCCATTGAGAACTTGATCTCTACTGGTATCTACTCTGACGGTACAGCCAACAACGGCAAGCAAATCACTGGTTTGCAAGCTATGGTGGTTGCGTCTCCATCCACTGGTGTGGTTGGCGGCATTGACCGTGCAACTTGGTCATTCTGGCAAAACCAGACCTTTGACTTCTCTGGCGATCTGGGCGCATCTGCTTCCAGCTCCAACATTCAGACCGGTTTTAACCGCCTGTATGCAAAGACAAGTCGCGGCTCTGATGTTGTCGATTTGATCTTGTTGGACAACAACTTGTGGGGCTTCTTTATGTCTTCCCTGCAAAACATCCAGCGTTTCCCCGGCTCAAGCAAGATGGCTGAATTAGGCTTTGTTGCTTCCAAGTACATGAACGCTGACGTTGTTCTTGACGGTGGTATCGGCGGTAATATTCCAACATCCACTGGTTACTTCCTTAACACGAAGTACATTTTCTTCCGTCCTCACGCCAATCGGAATTTCGTTCCTATCGGTGATGAGCGTATGTCTACCAATCAGGACGCAATCGTGCGCTTGATCGGCTGGGCTGGCAATATGACAGCCTCGGGACTCCAGTTCCAAGGCGTGATGACTGAATAAGGAGCAAAATCATGGCTGATTACGTCACCGATGGAAAAATTGGTATTGATTTGACCGCTACTTATGCGTCAACTTCTGCTGGTTCAACCACTTTGTTCCCCGTTACCCCCGGTACACGGGTGAACACCTCCAACAACGGCGTGTATATGTTTGTCCGCGCCGAATCCACTATCAACGCATTTGATGCGGTGATCATGAGCACATACGCAAACTCAGCGAGCTTGACTCCTGTGATGCGTGCTGTGCCTGTGACCACCACAAATGCTGCGGCTTTGGGTTACAACATGGTTGGCTTTGCACAAACTGCGATTGCCTCTAGCTATTACGGCTGGGTTGGCTTGAACGGTATGTTGCAGGTTAACTTGCTGGTTGGATGCAATCCTAAAGTGCCTTTGTACACCACTGCTACCCCCGGTGCGCTGGACGACACAACC